TCCCGCCGCCTTCTGCTGTTTCAAGTGCCGTATTCCTTGCCGAAGCCGTAAGCGGTGTTACAACCGCTTCGCCGTTCACCATCTGGATCAACTCCGGGCCTGCTTCTGCCATAATGGCTTGACCGTTTTTCAGAACGCCGCCCTTTGCCAGACGCGGAAGTGATACTTCGCCAACGTGTCCGATACTTACGCCCGGAATATCGTTGATAACGTCGATCGCGCCGTTAATGAAGCTGATCGCCTTATTCACCGCACGTTCTACGGTTGCAAGGGCGTTGTTCATGGCCGACTTGAAGGCGCCGCCGATTGCTTCACCGATATTTGTTCCGACATTTGTAAAAACGCCCTTGATCGTGTTCCAGATCCCCGAAAAGAAGGATCCAATATTGCTAAACACGTTTTTAATATTCGTGTATGCTTCCGTGAATTTTGTGTAAAACCATGATCCAACCGTTGAAAATACGGACTTAATATCTGTGTATCTATCGTTGAACCACTGGCCGATCGCGGAAAATACGTTTTTCACGTTCGTATAGGCATTTTGAAACATGGTTTGAAACCACGTCGCCACGGTTGACAGGGCGTTTTTAATGTCCGTCCACCGGGCCGCGAACCACTGGCCGATCCCCGAAAAGATCGTTGTTATTGCCGTGTAGGCTGCGCGGAACTTGTCTGCAAACCACGCGCCGGCGCCTGAAAAGATCGAAACAATCCCGGACCATATATCAGAGAAAATTTTCTTCACATTGACGCCGAACGTCTGAAAGAATGTGATTATATAATTCACTACCGCCGTTATAAGATTTTTCACAATCTCGATCAGGTTTTTCAGTGCTGCTTCTATGTACTGGCTGAACCCGTCCAGATCGCCCCGGAATAGTGCCATAAATGCGCTAATAATGTTACTTACAAAGTCGATCGCATTTTTCACCGCTGAAATGATCGGCGCTACTGCTGAAAGTGCGCCCTGTATCACCGCCATAACGTAGGTCGTGAAAAACCGGAATACAGGCTTCAATTTTTCCATTAAATTTTTGAAACTTTCGCCCAACTGCTGCAAGATCGGTTTTATTTTCTCGATTGTTTCCGAAACGCTCTTTTTAATCTCTGCGAAGGCTTTATCTACCATTTCGCGGAACCAGTCGCACTTCTTATACATCAATACAAAGCCTGCCACAAGCGCCACCACGGCCGCGACAACGGCCCCGATCGGGTTTGCTGATAAAATAGCCCACAAACCTTTCCCGGCCGTTCCTGCC